ATGTTATATAAAAAATAATATTATTTTATAAAATATAAGAGTATTAAATATGAGGGAATGTTATTTAAATGAAGCTAACGAACGTCTGCTTATAAATAGTTTCCGATTACACTAAGAGAAGAGAATTTTCTTTAAGTTTCTAACGTTGTTATCAAATCTGCAAAAGTCAGAATCTAGAAACTCAAGTGCAATTACCGAGCATTGATTATTAGGGTCTTCAAAGACAAAATGAAACTTCCCAGAGTCCAATCTCCTACACTCCGTAAGCTTAAACTTCCTTAGTTGCAGATAAGCTGCTATGCCTATGTCGCTAGTTGTATACATCGCTCTCTCCTTGTTATGTTGAACTTGCGGTTATAACCTAAGTAGTCTGCTGTGGTGGTGTTTATGAATCTTTCCGGAGAAAATAGCCCTTTTCCCCAATCTGGGATGGTAATTTTAACTCGTAAGTAAATGAGTCATCAATCTCTTTCTGACTTCTAAGCTCTGAACCCAACTGATAGAGGCCAGCTTCGAGTTGCTCTACTTTTGCCACCAGCATGTTCTTTCTTCTCTCAGCCTGTAGCATAAACCGTGCTAGTTCGTTCTCTGTTTGGCTTAGTGCTGCTCTGACACTGACAAGTTCCTTGACTTCCTCCCATTCGATCTCTACGACCTCCTGTGATTGTGGCGCGTTTTCTTGCTCTTTGTTGTTTTCTTCTGACATATTAAGTATCCTTTCTTTTTTGATTTATGTCTTGTCCCACTCATCGGGATCTATTATAATTCTTTCTTTTGGCATCTTTACTTCTACAAAATTTTCTCGGATCGAGTAGTGTGGTCTTTCTCCATTTTTGTCTTCACCGACTAAATACCCGACAACTCTTAATGATATCTTGGTCTCAAACCTTCTCTCATCAGAAGAGAAGTTCTGCAAGTTTCCTTGGTCATTAAAGTTTCCGTCTACGAATCCTTCAAATCTGTGTTCGCTTTCTTGTAAATTTACATAGTTTATAGTACCAGGTTTTGTGATAAAAGGCAACATTAATTCGTTCATTTGTTGCTGATATTCTGTTCTTATCGTAATTTCATATGATACTGTTACATTTACAGGCATTGGTGCACTGACTGTTTTGTATACAATCTTCTGATTATCGTAAGGATAGTTCTCCTGCTTATAGAGTCTCTTTGCGTCTGCGTTTGCAAAGTTCTTTGTTTTATCTTGGTTTATGACTCTCGACACAACAAGGCTTCCTCCTTGTTCGTCGTTGTTGCCAGGCACATTGCCCTGGAATACTCCTTTACTCGACATGTCTTTCACTATGGAGCTTCTATATACCGATATTATTGGCAACTTTAGGATCCCTTGCTGGTCTCTTATGTCCTTGCTGTTCTTTACCAGGAATGCTCTCTCTGAAGTTCCCCACACCACTGGAACCTCTCTCCACCCTTCATTAGTATTCGAGAAAAGATTCAATCCTTTAATAAAGTTTAACACAGATTTGTCAATAGTTTCAATAGTTGATGGGTCAAAGTAGACTTTTTTCACATCGTTGGTAATTTCAGACATTAAATAAACCCTCTCTAGCTCTGACGCACTCTGCGGTTATTTCGAACTTCGATTCTACTTGTCCGTAAAGCCAAATCGGTTCAGAGAGTGTCAATATTTCATAAAAGTTATCACCGTACTGTACAAAGTCCCCTTCTCTGACAAAGAGGTCCTGATCTTCTGTTAATCTTCTTTTGTGAAACGATACCTTTATTCTTTCAACCCTGTCTACGCCAAGCGGAGTGGTCGTGGTTGTCTCTGACACATAAGAGACCATCGCATAGACTCTTATTGGGTTTAAAAAAGACTTTTGTATGGCTTCTCCATAGATTTCGTGAAAATTTGTATGCTCCAAGCTTACTGGGTAGTATGCTATTGTCTGCCCAACAACTCTTTCGATGATTTCATCGTTGACTTGCTTTACAAGGTCTTTTTCCTTCTTTCCCGTAAACAAGGGCGGCGGCGGTGATGCTGGTTGTGACCATTTGTTATCTTCAGACATTTACATTACCCCACAAAAATATAGTTTGGAACCTTATCCAAAACTTTCTCAGTACTTTCAAGCATATTCGCATCAGCTTCGGCTAATTTAGCATATGTAAGTTCAGCTAGCGTAGTTTTTAGCTCGTCTCGCAGAGCATTCTGCTCTGTTTTTGCTTCACTGACCAGTGCGGTACCGTTCAAGCTGACCTGCTGACCTGGTATTGGAACATTTCCAAACTTAGATCTTACCTGCCCTAAAGTCTCTTTACATAGTGCCAAGGCAAACCTTCTGATCCACTGCTTACCTATTGAATTTATGTTCTTAAACGGAAGATTTCCGATCGGCAACGTGTTCATGTTGTTTATACCGTCAGTTGCGGTGTCGTCGTTGTCCCAAACGTCCGTTGGTATAGAGAACTCAACCCACATCTTTGTTGGGCCGCCAGTGTATGGTATAGGGCTTAGCCTTAAGTTGTTATTTCTCAGTTCATATGAAAAATGAGACATTCTAGTATATATTGCATCTTCGAAAGCCAGCGCTTGAGACTTGTTTTGCCAGGTCGGAATCAGTTGAAAGGTTGAGTCGTCTGAAAATTGACCATAACTCTGCATGTTGCCCACGACGTTCAGTCCACCGTAATAACCAAAAAATCTCCACATGGCGTGAGGGGTCTTATAGAAGACCTTCTTAATAAGCACTGTCTTGTTCCCAACTGATCCGGAGTATTCTTCAGAAGAACTTATAATATCTTGAAGGTTATAATCTTGAATACCAAAAGTAACATCGAAAGAAGCTGAGTATTGGACCGAGCCATTAACTCCCACTTCTGCACCTACACCATCAGCGATGCGACGGGTCATGCTATATTCGAATTTGGGGTACTTAAGCGCTACATGTTCGCCTCCCAACGAAGACGACAATGAGCCTGACTCTATGTTGCCCTTTGAATCAAACGATCCTGTAGTGTTCCCTAGAGTATCCGATAGAATGTTTGTTGCTTGGTGGACGTTTATTAAGTATGAATATTCCAGAACAGCTTCTTCGTAAGCAGCGTAAACATTTCCCTCTGTTATCTCCAGGTCTAGTACATCTCCTCCAAGTTTCTTATACACATAAGATACCTGATCCACTGCGCCTGAAATAAACTCAGAAGAGTAAAGCGGCGATGTTTCATCAGAGTAAATCTTGTATGGTACCGCGGTGTTTACCTTGTTGGTTGCACCAGTAACAGGAAGTACAACGGCCGAAAGAGCGCTCGCTGGAGTTAGAGTTGGTAGAGACATTTACAGATCCTCACAAGTTATAGTTTATCATTATAACTAGTTGTCCAGGCGGCCATTTCACCTAGGCTTCTGTTTTAGTTTTGGTGGTTCGCCTTCTACGAGTTGTAGTGGTGGTTTTCTTTTCAGTTGAACCAGTTGGCTTCTTCTTGGCTGGTGTCGTCTTCTTATCTGCAGTAGTAGCAGTCTTCTTTGTAGGCGACTTTCTTTTTCTTGTAGTTTTAGGCTTCTCTTCCACGACCACTTCTACAGGCTCAGTTGGTTCGACTTCTTTTGTAGAATCGATAACAACTTGCGTTGATTCAAGAACTTGATCAACCTTTTCCAATGTCTCTTCAACTTTTGCAGTGAATGTGTCGATGTTGGCCTGCAAGAAGTGAGCAAATTTCTTTTCCCACTTCTTGCTTATTATGCCAAGTTTCTTGTACTTGAGAAGAATCTTCTTCTTTTTACCCATTACTTATCCTTTCGTATTATGTGAATGGTACGGTCATCGTTGTCGATACCGCTTCGCTTGTTGATTGTGCTCCGTTTACATCCAGTGGAGTGAATGTGACAGTAAGTGTCTGTGCAGCAAGTGCAGCAACTGATGCGGAAGCCAAAAGAACAACCGATGAGCTTCCATGGTAGTTTGGCGTCGTTGCAAAACCGCTATGCTGGCTCAAAGTCAAGGACCCTGTCAAGTTGCCAGATAAGGCGACGTGGAAACCATGACCGACGGCGCTAGCGATAGAGTAAACCTGAGACGATCCAACTCCAGAACCAGAACCGTGTTGTGGACCTGTTCCAACTAATCCAGCAGTACAACTCATTGTTAGTGCGCCGGTGCTACTAAGAGAGGTATCCAAGAGTGTACTGGTTACGCCGATTGGGGCCGTGCTAACTGTTACCGACTCTTGCAAGAAAGTCGTTGCATTTGCTGGGGTTGATATGTTGTCTGGAAAGTTAGTTCCTATGGCAGCCAACACATCTGTCTTACCTGTGGGCAAGACAAAGATATTTCCGGAGGCGTCTCTCAGTGGGCCTGCCACGCTAGCGTTAGCCGGCAATGAAGCCGTGAACTGATATCCAGTGGAAGTAACTTTTCTCTCACAAGTCTCGCTACCAATAATGTCGGCGAGAACTGCTACGCCACCAGTAACAGGGAACTTGTACCTTAAGAACTCTGTGTCTGAACCTGAACCGAACAACTCTGTTGTAAGAGAGATTGTCCTGTCATTGTTTGCTACGAGTCCTAGTGTTCTTATAGCTAGTACGGCGTTGTCCGATGAAATAATATTGTCATCAGTGCCGTCCATGTTGTCTAAAATTTCAAAATGCTTTTTGCCAAACTTCTTGGGATTGGTCAAATATCTTCTTTTCTTGCCCATTTTTGGGGTCCTCCTGTTTTAAGGTTATCAATATAAATAGTACATGGTTTAATCAATAGAAAAAGAAAAGCCCAGTCCGAAGACTGGGCTTAGCTTTTGTGCTAGCTTGTAGCTGTATTATCTACCTTCTTTACCAAGTAGATCCTGAACAACAACAAGACCGTACATGTCAGGTCGTACCATCTTCTTCGCGTAGCGGGTCATTACACCCTTACGCGGTATGAAGTCTTCCGTACCGAAGATGGTTGGTGTTACCTGGAGTGGTACGTAAGGCGCATATACAAACCCGCTCTCAAGGAACGAGCTACCCTTACGACCAACGAGGATCACGTTTCGCAAGAAGTAAGGATCAACGTAAACGTCGAACTTCTTGCTCAAGCTACCAGCGCGGACGGCGCCGATTGTGCCTCTGTCCTGGTCAGCAGTTACGCTTGCGCGGAAACCACTGGTGAACTCAAGGATGTTAGCAACCTCTGGAGAGCAAACAACAAAGTTTGCACCGCCACGAAGCGTCTTTCTGTGGATCTGAGCGCTTACATCATTGATTGTCTCAATGAGCGTCTCGTACCACTCGCTAACTGTACCGGTGAAGTCTGGAGCAGCTGTGTTAGCACCGACTTCTTGGCCGAGAGAGTTAACAAACAAACCTGGAGCGCGGCTCCAGTATCGAGTACCGGCGGTTGCACCGTTAACAAGCTCACTAAGAAGCTCACGGTCAATTTCCAAAGCAATCTGCTCTGAAAGAATGCCAGTCAACTCAACCTCTGCATCCAAGTTGTGGTATGCGTTGAGGTCCTGACCAAGCTCTGGAGACCACTTGGCCTTCAACTTCTTGGTCTGTGCGGTAACAGCGATGCTGTCAACCTTGATGTCGATCTCGGACATTATGTCGCGACCAACACCATCAAAGTCGCC